CAGCTAGGATTCCAGCACCTAATACTCCATCTGCTCTTGTTACAAACTCACCGTCTGCTAATTGAGCTAACATTGTATCCTCGTCTTTGTCTCCTTTACCTGATCCGTCTTCAACGTATCCTGAAGCTCTTACATAATTGTTAGAATCATTTTCATCATGACTTACTTTTGATGGTAAATAATTTATACCACCTGTGTTAAATTTTTTTATTTCTGCTAATCCACCCTCTTTCAATGTTGTTTTCTCAACAGCATAAGGACCCATCATAAAATCTCCTTGATTTGCTGGATCTGCCTCAGGAATGTAAATATCATCAAATGCTTTTTCTTGTCCGGTTGTTGGGTCAATGTATCTAAAACCACCCCTTTGTTCTCTAAGTCTAGCCACACCTAAATTATATGTTGGTGTGTAAACATCTTGTGGTTTTCTATCAAAAGCCCCACCTAAATATGTCCCAACTGCTAGAGCCGTTCCTGCTTTAAATGGATCTAATTCATAAGCAACGTCACTTGTTAATTCACCAGTTTCAGGGTTTCTTTTTCTTCTCATTAATAATTTTTGTAGAATGTTTCTTTGATCAGGTGGTTGCTGCACAGATCCACTTCCAACATTAACACCTTCTCTTGCTAGAATATCTCTTATGGATTCTGTAGCCGTACCTGTGTCCCCAAAGCCACTCATTTGCGGTTGGCCTGCTTGTAAGACATTAGCAGATTGTCCTTTCATAAAATTAGGGACAATACTAGAAACACCTGGTAATTGTGTAAAAGGTGTAAATTTAGTTTGTGCAGCAGAAAATCCAGGTATATTTAGAGCTGACCCACCAGATATTAAACCCTTACCACCATAATAACCTGCAGCGGCTCCTGTTATTCCACCTAATATTCTGTTTATACCAGACGCACCTGCATCTTTATTTGCCTTATAACCTTTATAACCACCATAAGCAGCCAAAGCATAAGGTAAGAATTGTAACATTATTATATACTCCTTTTAGATCTAAATTAGAAATATTACCATTTTACTTACCCAATATCAACTCATCCCGAAAAGTACCTGCATACTGGTGTTCACCCACATGGCAGATCTCATCATTAACATAGGCATAACATTTGCCGCCTATGTCTTTCCATAATTTACAAAAGGCAAAGTCTTCACCAAGGTAAGTTTTTTGCACTGGGTCATGTAAAGTATCAAAGAAATTCCACATATTTGGCTTAGTTACCATCTCACCATTAATAACTGTTTTTTGCACTATACCCTTATCTGGATATGCTTTAATTAATTTGTCAAAAACTGACCTCTTTATTAACATACAGCCTGTAGGACTATGGGTTACTTCTATAATACCATCTTTAACTTTAATGTTTTTATCATCGGGAACTCGCATAGGATAAGAATTCATAGATTGTGATAGTTGTTTACCTGATTTAATTTTACCTTGTTTAATTTCTTCAAAAGCTTTATCCCATAAGAATGTTTTTAGTGGGTAAGGTATAGATATAATATCTTTATCAGCTTCTAATAAATTAAATATAGAAGTAGGTCTAACGGCTATATCAGAGTCAATGAATAAAAGATGTGTGCAATCTGAACTTAAAAAATTTGCTACACACAAATTACGACCCTGAGTTACTAATGATGATTTCATTAATTCAAATTTAACAGCCGTCTTTTTTAAAGAGCATAATCTTGATAACTCTAACAATGATTGCACATAATGTAATGTTACATCAGAGTGGACAGGCGTTGCAACGAATAGACTATAAGGCGATTCACCTTGCTTTCTTAAAATCATTAATGGTTTTACTGCATCTTCAAAAGGCACTCTATCTTCTATTCTATCTGGCACGTAAAGCTCCTTCTAAAAAGTTCTTCCATTCTTGACCTTTCTTTTCCCAATTATAAAATCTTTGAAAATATTTTTGTTGATCATTAAGTAAATTTTGTATCTGCTGTTCGTGTAAATATGAAGATGCCGCATCTATTGCATGGGCAAATTGAATTGCCATATCTTTGAGGTCATTTGAATAATTTACATATATAGGCCACTCTGCACATGTTTCATATAAAGCACCAAAGTTAGTTACTATACAATGTAAACCTGCAGACATAGCTTCTAATGCTGATATGCAAAATGTTTCTTCAAAAATACTAGGGTATACAAATAAATGATAGTCCTGCATTTTATTTAATATTTCCTCATTTGGCACATAGCCAATGTAATTAACATTAGGTAGTTTTTTTGCTAGTTCATAAAGTGCTGTAAAATGATCATCATTATTTTTAGAAAATTCGGATCCATAAACATCACAGGATGAGTAAACATCTAAGGTTACATTAGGGTTCTTTACTAACTGCATAGCTCCTAATAACACGTTTAACCCTCTCCAAGGTGTACATTGATGAATAATTCTTATTGGATCACCTTTTTTATAAATTTTTCTTTGAGGAAAAGAGCTACAACCATTTTTAATAACCATGGATCTCTTTGAAGGTATGTTGAAAAAATATCTAAATTTTTCGTAGTTCCAATGACTGTTAAACACATACCAATCATAATCATTATGTCTTCTTTGATCACCAAAAAATTCCTGTAGATTACCTTGATCGTAAGAATTTTTTTGCCATAACAAATTAATTTTATTGTTACTCAAAGGGACCTTACCTGGTATGGATGTGCATATTTGAAATTGATCTAATAATTCTTTGGGGCAGTGCTTTTGTAAAAGCTCCATTTGTATTTCTGTTCCGCCTCTTGCTTGCATATTCATTTTATATCAAGTTTATATTTATTATCAACTTTTAATTACTCCATTTTAAAGCCACAGTATATCTATCATCGTTTCTTAACGGAGTTGCTTTATGCCAGACCTCGGCATCAAATATTATTATTCTACCTGGCACAGGTAACACTCCTTGTATTTCATTATCTATTATAAAAAAAGTTTCCCCAAGATCATTATAATCTTTTGGTTGTGGATTAGCATAATATAGCAAAGTTTTTGCACCAGGCATTTTTTCATCTTGATGAAAATAAGGTTTTTCATTTTGAATGAATAAATTAATATAGGCTCTAGATAATTTATTTTTATCGGTGTTCGACACTTTTATTAAAAATTTTACTAGGTCATTTTCAAGTTCCAAGTCACAGCTAAGTCCGGTGTACGGTAGCCCTGGTCCATCAACCTCTAATCTTTTATATTGTTGTTTTTTACAAAAAAGAAATATTTCTTCAATCTGTTCTTTGGATACTAAATTGTCTAAAATCTTAACGTGTTTCATTTATAAACCTTATCTCCTATGACTAATTTATCAAGCTCTGAATTCTTTAATAATTTTATTGCATCTTCAGGTTTGCCTGCTATGGGCTTTCCATTATCATTCAATGATGTGTTTAGAAGCAACGGTAAACCCGTAAGTTTTTCAAATTCATCTAGTAGCTGATAAAAAATCACATGTGTATTATTGTTTGGAACAGTTTGTATTCTACTTGTATTATCTATATGTGAAATTGATTCAAATATCTTACCTTTGAAACCTACACTATATTTCATGTAATTACTTTCGTCATCTATGTTAAAATATTTCTTTGCTTGATCTAATTTTATAGAAGCTGCAAAAGGTCTAAAGTCTTCTCTATGTTTTACTTTTTTATTTATAATATGTTTACCATTTTTAACTTCTGGACTCATTAATATAGATCTATGACCTAATGCCCTTGGTCCAATTTCGCCATGCCCTTGATACCAACCAACTATTTCTCCGTTTGCTAAATCACCTGCAATAGATTTAATGGTTTTACTAGATGCATCTCGTTCAGGAGCAACATCAGTTTGCCAAAATGGAAAGTTATCCACTTCAAATTTTGGTTGATCATAGTGTTGTCTTAAAAATTCAATACCACCTAGGGTCAATCCTTCATCAGCGCAATGTGGTGGTATAATAATATTTGCAAATTGATTTTTTAGTTTTGTATTAACACAAACGTTATGTGCTACTCCACCTGAGTAAGTTAAAGTATCTTCTTCAAAATATTTTTTAAAAAAATCTGGTAACTTTTCTTCAAAAAATTTATGTGTGGTTTTTAGGTAATTAATTAAATTTAATTTGGCAACTCCTTCGCTTTTAAATAATTTTACATAATTGTTTACATCAAAAACAAAAGAACTCTGCTCTATGTTTAGTTGTTTTATTTGATTTTCCCATCTTTTATCCTCTAAACCAAAAGACTGTAATGCCATAACTTTTCCAGCAAGATCTTCAACATGACCTTCTAATCCAAGTAAATATCCCATTTTACCCATAAATCTACCAAAAGATTCTATTTGATCATATGTAAATGATTTTTCTAATTTATTTTTTTTGAATATGCTTATTGATCTTTTTAAATCTCCAAAGCCATCTAATACAGCATGATTTTTTGTATCAGTTAACATCCAAGATGATAGACTGTGTGCATAATGATGATCAACTCTATAAATAGGACATTTAAAATCCCTAAATGGTTTGTAAGGTATATCTATTATTTCATATAATTTATTTGGGTTTTCTTTTGGTAAATAAGAGTGTTTAAATACATCTATAACAATTGCTATTGCATCTATGTTTTTAATGTCTATGCCTAAATGACTACAAGCATAGTACCAGCCTTGATAATTATTGTAACCAAAATGCTTTACTTGAAAATGTCTTTCTGGTTTGTAATATTTTACTTTCGTTCCATTTGAATAACACACACTTGAATCATGTTCATCTAAACGAAGTGCGATAAAATTCATACAATATTAATATTACCACTTATAGTAATAGAGTCTTGTGATTTTTTTACCATATGTTTTAAATATGCAGGAAATATTATAATATCATTTTGTTGAACTTTAGGACAAATACTTGAAGGTATTGCATCCTCTAATTTTTTTTCAGCCAACAGATCATGAGCAGGATGAAAAAAAATTGTTTGAGGTTCTTTAAGTTTCTCATAAACTACAAAAGAAAAATGTGCACCTGCATGAAAATGCATTTCTTGAAAGTCATTTTCATATACATTCTTCCATATTTCTGTCAAAGATATTTTAATTATATTTAAATCTGATAAATTTTTTAAAATAATATTTAATAAATATTTAAGACCATCATCAGATATATTGTTATCTTCTCTTGATTTACTAATAGTTGACTTAACCCCAGATCGGAATTTTCTATCTAAATTTGTACTAGTCAATTCTATTTTACTGGGTTCTATTTTTTCTACCCAAACAGGTGTCGAAAAAATATCATACCTCATTTTTTAGTTTTGCCAGCTAATGTCAATCTTGTAACTGTTATTTCTAAGTCTTGCCTAAAATCATCTGCAGTAGTATCAGTGTTTGGGTCTGCTACATCAGCATCAAAAGCAGCTTTATTTTCATAAACCTTTCCAGTTCTTTTGTGCTTAATTATTTCTTTGGCTTCAGCTGGTATTTTTTTAATCTCTGTCATTATTACCCCAAGGTTTTGCTTCAATCATATTAAAGGCAATAGCATATTTTGGGCCTTCCTGCAAGAAACCTGTTCCATGAACTAAAGGCGCAGACCAAACAGCTATGGTGCCTACTTTTGGAAATATATCTAAATTTAAATCAGGAAATTTTAGAGGAGTGCTGCTTTCACTCAAATACAAAATACCACTAACATTAGCTGGTAAGTGATCATGAAAAGTAGTATTTTGACCTTTTTCTAATTTGATACCCCAAGCCTCATTAATAAACATAGCAGGTATAGCGTACGGTAATTTCTCTAAATTATTTTTTAAAACATTTAAAAATTCCTCATCTTTATTAAAAACTTTCCAAGCTGTCATACCACCCTTCACGTTTGTTCTTGCGGATAGATCATTTAAATTTTCGTCAATTTTTTTTTTAAAATAATTTACGTTAATATTTTCTGCAACACATTCATAAAGAAAAATTTGAATAGGTACTTTTTTTTCTATTATTTTTACTACTTTCATCTTCCTTGTCCTCTATACTTTTTTTTAGTATTTTTTTTATTTGGTTTTTTTGCATGACGACCTGGTCTTTTTCTTCTTGTGCGTTTATGATAGGTGTTAACACCAAACTTTGGAGCCTTACCCATTTTCTTGTGATCTATCTAAAAGGGCATATGAGATAATACCTTGTATCTCATCAGCAGTGCCAGCTGTCATTTTAAGAATATCGCTGGCCTCAAGCACTAATGTTTTATCGATTATGTTTTCAGTTGCTGCACCAGTTACGGGCTGATTGTATATTCTAAAAGTTGTTGTTGCAGAAGTATCCGTAAATTGAACATTTAAATTTACAGCACCGCTTGATCCGTTATTTATTTGTATTTGTTTTATTAGAATAGTTGCATCAGACGGACATGTTAAAACTGAAACAGTGCCAGTTGTAGTTAAATTTATACCCTGATTTTTGTATTGTATAGTCATGTAATAAACCAATTAAAACTATCTTGTTCGTTTTTTATATCTTTTTGAAATGAAAAGTTCAATTGATTTTTTAACGTATCAATAGCCTCTATTATTTGCCTCTGATTAGAAACTTCATAATCTTGTTTTGGCTCTGGTATGTAAGCTGTAATTTTTGCCATTATCTCATACCATCAGGTTGTACGTCTGCTCTAAATGTTCCGTATCTCCAAGACTGATCCGTTGACGTGTTTTCAACTTTTAAACTAGCAAATCTAGCTCTAGCTCTTGTGTCTACTTTTTGAGTGGTGCTAGTAATAGTAAAAGGCCCTAATGGTGATGAAGCCTCGTTATCAACAGGAAAGTCCTTTAATAAGATTGATACTCTAGCATCACCTGTAATAGCTTTAAAATCTGGTATGAATCTTCTCATAGACATAAAAAATTCACCGTCAGCTCCTGATACATTTAAGTCAAAATCACCACTTTGAATAAAAGCGTTTATGGCAGTTTTGTTACCAGATGCATCTACTTGGTTTGTCCCTATTTCATGAGCATAATATGTTGTAGCACCATTAATATTTGTGGCACCTACTATAGTTGGAAATGTTGGTACCGATGTATCTGAAAATTCTGTCGCGTATGGGTTGTCAAATAGAGTTGCATCATACCAAGTTGTTCTTGCTAATGAGCCAGTCGTCCATGTACCCTCATCGTAATTGTATGTTACAATTCTATCAATTTGTGATGATCCATTTTTAGGATAAAACCAATTTATCTCAGAAAACAAATTATTTACCCCCGCAGAAACTATCTCACCAGAATTATAATTTATTCCTAAACTATCTCCCAAAGTTGTAAAAACAAAGTCCTCAACTAAACAAGGTAAACTTTTTACTGTACCATCATAAACAAAAAACCCACCTGATCTCCCCATCCAATAAACGGCACCATTAATATAGTAAAGTGCATGTTGACCAATCAAGCCACAATTAGACCCTACTTGCCTTATAGAAAATGTAAACGGTGGTCCAACAAACTGCATTACATAAGCAGAGGTATCTGTTAATATAAGAATATAATCTTTACCTTTAGCAGCACCTACAATTTTAGTTCCCGAGTCTAACCTAAAAGTTCCTGCAGTGTTTGTCGAGGTTGGTGCGTATGTTGTTCTGTCCTCTTGATCTGAAAATCTTATAAACATTTTATCTTGTGATGGACTTGATAAACTAGTGTCTGTTCCAAGCAGTATTAAGTGTCTGTCTCTTTCAGACACTATTGACATCACAGATTGAGTTGGAGCATTTGTTACAGCAACCGCTCTTGTATTTAAAGCGTTGAAGTTTGCATGTATAGGTTCCCAATTAAATGTTTTTCCGTTTTTATTCGTTGCAATTAAAACCTCTCCAAAATTATCTAATGACCAAGAGGCAGGATCCAAAGTAATTGTTGAGGTTGATGAAGCGTTACCCCAACCAATAAAGTTTGATGCGTCCTGTACTTGTGCACCATTAGAATGTGATGATCTTGTAGATCCAGACACAGCCCTAGATATACCTGTTAAATCATTTGATGAAACTCCAGAGTAACTTATTAATTCAGATCCAACTAAAATTGTGCCTGATGTCGGAAATCCAGTTGTTGATGTTAACGTGATATTTGTTGCTGATCCGTTGTTACCGTTAGTGTCATCCGCTAAAGCTCCGTTTAAAGTTGTTGTTGTTGCTCCTGCAACAGTTCCAGCCCATTGTCCTGTTCCCCAACCAAACCCAAAAGTTTGTGTTAACGGTCCAAAGCCTGCGTAAGGATTAACTGTCGCTGCTCCGGTAGCCGTTGTTACACCTGATGCAGCGGCTGCTACTTCTATGGTAAAACTATTTGATGTTGCAGTCAGAACTTGAAACGGGTTGTCTTCAAAAACACTTGTGGCATATCCAGATCCAGTTGGAACAGTTACAGATGTAAATGTAAATAAATCACCAGCCACCAAACCATGCGCATTTAAATTAACAGTTATTGTTTGAGGTGCGCTAGTAGAGGCTATGGTAAACGTAGCTCCAGTTTTAGCACTATCCAACGGAGTGATATCATAAAAGGCATCGCCATAATAAACAAAAAGACCTTTGTGTGTGCCTATTGCAGCGTAAGCCCTTCCATCTAAATCTGCCCATACGTGTTGAGCTCTAGCATTACCAACTAAGGTTGACGTAGTAAGTTGCTCCCAACCACCTATTTTTTCTGGTAAACCGTATCTAAATCTTACAAAGTCTCCATCAGTCCATTGTCCTTCTGCACCAACTTCTGTAACTTGTTTGTTAAAACCAGGTCTTATTTCTATGTTTCTTAAAGGCATAAAAGTATTATATCAAAAAATTACACCTTGGTAAGGGTCAGCTCTTTGGGTTATAATTATCTGGTGGATGTTTAGTTTGCATCCTTTTTTTGACTTTTTCAGGTAATCCATCAAATATTTTCCATAGGTATAACATTATTATATCTAAAGAATCCTTTGTTTTTTCTATATCAATATGAAAAGTATTATCGTTTTCTTTTATTATTTTGATTTCATCATCTGTTAATTTTAATTCTATACTACCATCTTTTCTTTGGTTAATTTGCATTGTAATCTCCTCCATATAGTTGTCTTTTATCTTTTACAAACGTTTTATTAGGACCATTTTTATCAACATAATGCAAAAAACACTGTGCATGATAATCAGTATCTAATTCTTTTCTTGAGTGCTCATCTTCTATTCCTAAATAAACTACACCATCACCATGATCCAAATTAACAGCTTTGTCTTTTATATATATAGGCCATGGTTTATCTGAACTCGAACCAATAGATATTGTCACTGAAATTTCACAGCTATTTCTATCTGTATGTGGAGTTAGACATGAGCCATATGTGTACATACGCCAATATGAATAGGTTGGTAATAATTGCAAGCCAGTAGTTTCTTCCATTATTTTTCTTTTATTCAACATCAAAGATTCCGTAAATGGATCTCCGTAAATTGATGTATCTGGATGATTACTTTTAACACCCTCAAATAAATTTACATTCAATCTGTTTTTTATTCTACAATAATCATGTGCTAAATTTACTTCCTGTGGAGTTAATAAATTTTTAATTACTTTAAATCTAAAATCTTTTCTTATAATGCCCATGTTACTATCGAATATCTTGTTCCTAATTTTATTGGTTGCACTGTATGTGCATAACAAAAAGAACTAGGAAAAAAAATTAATTGATTTGCTTTTTTTGGAACAATCATGCTGTCTTCTCTCCATTGGAAGACTAAATCTCCCCCTTCATAATCATCATTTAACATATATATAATACTCATAGATCTTGGCACGGAAGGTCCACTATCCACATGTAAATCAAATTTATGATCTTTATCATACTTTAATATTTCGAAAGGTTCCCAATTACTCAAAACTAATTGTGGATGTTTTTTCATATATATATGCATGTGTGTTGTAAACACATGTTCTAAATAATTATGCCAAGTCACTGCTGACATACTTTCGCTAATTCTAGAAATAAAGTGACTATTAACATCTCTAGTTTTTTTATTAATTTTTACATCTCCCATGCCTTTTTCGACAATTGATGCTGGTGCAAAATTTAAAGTATTTATCCACTTAATTAAATATGATAATGATTTTAAATCTAGGATGTTATCTTGAATATAAATATAGTCCTTCATTAGGACCTATATATACTATTTTAAGCTTTTTTCAAAGGTAATTGAAGTCCAGTGTTTCTAAAAGTTATGCCAGCGTTTTCTATAATTTCTGATGTCACTTCAGATGTGTTAGAACTTAAATCAATCGCATCAACTGAGTCAGCATAAGATAACCAATCTTCTTCGTCTATTTTTCCTTTTACTGATTTTCTTATATCTGCTGTATACATGTCTAAATTAGACTTTGCTCTTGATTCAGAGTAAGGAGGTATTGGGTCTTTACTAACAATTGAATTATCTTCTACAATTGCATTTCCAGAACCATCGTGTTTAACTTTTAATGAACCTAATCTTAAGCCGTTATATTGTTCTTCTGTAATAGTACAAACTATCTCAGCAAATCTAGTATCAGATGGTGAAACTTTTTCTAAAGCTGCATCATCAATTGCTATTTTACCTTCACACCAATAAGTGTTTGCAGGTTTATCTTTATCAAATATTACATATGCCATATTAAGATCCTATATTTTCAAATATCATTAAAAAGCCGCTATCTCCGCTTCCACCATTGTTTTTAGTTCCAGCATCAGCATTACTTACTCCTGTCATATATTCTCTTTGAGTGTCTATACCAGTGCCAGGATTTGAGTTTGCAAAAAGTGTTCCAGCAGGACCTACTGTGCAAGATCCGTCATTACCTGTTCCAGGATACATTCCTCCGTTTCCTGCGCCAGCTTCGAATTCAGCTGGTGATCCAATGAACGTGCTTTGCCCAGCATTTCCATTAACTTGACTGTTTGAAGTACCAGTTTGACCTATTCTGAATGGTACTGAAAATGGATTGGAAACTGTTATTTGTGCCATTCCATAAGCACCTTTACCACCAGGACTTACATTTCCTCTAGGGGCATGCGATCCTGATCCGCCACCACCTCCAGATCCAAACACATGTAATCTTGTAGTTGAAGCGTTAGCAGTAAAAGTTCCAGTCTCACCTCCTGAGTGTGCAAAAGTTAAGGCGTACGTTCCAGCGACACCAGCGGATCCAGACGAAGCCGCTGTTAATCTTCCCTGAGCATCTACAGTGATTGTTGCTGAAGTGAAAGTTCCCGCAGTAACTGTTGTATTTGCAAGTTGATCTGCACCAACTGCATCATCTGCAATCATGGCTTGTTGTACTTGAACTTCACCGATTGTTCCAGCAGTAACCGCACCTAAAACTCTGTTAGCTGTAGTTGTGTCTTGCATTTTTGCAAAAGTAACAACATCGTCAGCTAATTTTGCAGTAGTGTCAATTGCACCGTCTGCAATTTTATCATTGTTTACAGCATCGTCAGCTATTTGAGCTGTACCAATTGTTCCACCTAAAGTGTCTAATGAAATTTCTTTTAAGTTAGTTCCGTCTGCATAAGCAGCATAAATTTTTGCAGCGTCTAAAGTAAAACCAGTTCCAGATGCTGTTTTAATTTGTAAGTTTTCTGGGTTTGTCAAACCAGTTGCATCAAAAATATAAAATTTTTCTATTCCATCTGGCACAGTGCAAATTGTGCTTGAAGCAATTGAAGCTGTAGCAAATTTAATAACCATATTTCTTGCATTTGATAAAGCTTGGTTTGTCATCGCAAGAGCAAGAGTACCACCACTTGAAAGTGTTACTTGTTCAAATCCTGCAATAGCTTGTTGAATTAAATTTAAGTTTGTATTTGTTTTATCACCCCAAGTGCCGGCATTTTCACCTGTTGCCATTAACTCGAGTTTTAAATCTGTAGAAAAACTTGATGCCATTTTTTATTTCTCCGTATATATTTAATTTTACATTAACTAGGCTGCAATATCAACCTCTGTCCATGTATTAGAAACGCCTACTTGTACCTCGTTCCATGAAGTAATATTAGTGCTTCCAACAGATGAAGTCAAGGCTATGCCAGTAGGTAATACTTTAGCATTTCCAACAGTGCTTTCTTCACCCAAGCTTAATGTCAATGATTGTCCAGTAACACCTACTTGATTCTGAGGTATATCTCCAATGGAACCTATTGAACTAGTCATTGACTGACCTGAAACAGTCTCGACTGTGCTTTGAACTAAACTTTGATTTCCTATGCTAGTTGTAGCAGTGCTACCTGTGACTGGAACATCTAAGAATAATCCTGCAACTACCTGACCCGCAGAAGAAGTCAAAGATTGTCCTGTTACGCTTTCAACTGTGCTTTGAACTAATGATTGAGTGCCTAGACTCAAATTCATTGTTTTTTCACCAGCTTGAACTATGGTTACGCTAGAATCAATCTGAATACTAAATGTGCCAAGAGCTGCAAAATTTAATTGTTGACCTGTTACACCAACTGTAACATCAGTCGTTACAGATTCATTACCTATTGATGAGGTTAATACTTGACCAGAAGGTGCAGCTGAATACTGAACTCCCCAACCACCATTACCCCAGTGATCTCTACCCCAACCAACATTTAGTTCCGCATCAATTGTGACAACACCAACAGATGTTGACATTAAGAAAGAGGTTGTAAATACATCTCCAAAAATACCCCATCCACCTGTGTTCCAAGAAGGTCGCCCCCAACCAGTTGTGGTTCCTGCGTACTCTTCTTCTCCAATAGATGTTTGTAAAAGTCCAGCTGTGGTAACTGGTGCGTATGTGGTTGCTAAATCACCCCATGCATTTACGTTCCATTGATCTCCACCCCAACCAACACTTATCTCAGCATCAATTGTTGGAGATCCAGTCGTTGCATTAAGGCCTTGACCGATTCCCCAAGTTCCAACGTCCCATGAGGCTTCACCCCACGTAGTTTCTAGTCCAGGTGAAGTTACGTTAACTGTAATACTTGACACCTGGACCTCCTAAAATTATGCTATTCTTAATATTGCTGCAGACGTAGTAAACGCTGGAAACTGAATTGTAAATGTTCCAGAAGTTGCAGTTTTATCTCCCCCAAAATCTAATACGCACACGGCATCAGTTGTACTTGAACCTGCGCCAGTTGTTGTGTTGTAAATTAAAGCTCCTCTTGCGGTTAATGTAACTCCAGTAAAAGACAGAGCAGCAAAGTTAGTAATAGCTGTGTTAGTCGCTAAAGATGTGCCTGAGTTTACCAAAGCTTTACCACCAGCAGAGTAACCTCCAGTTGGGGATGAAACTTCTTGTGATGTTGTATAGTTTGTTGTTGACTTCCCTAAACTTGCAGAGTTAGTGAACATTGCTAATTTATATGTGTCACCACCTGGATTAGAGAAATTATGTTTTGCTTCTAATAATTCTTTCTTAAAAGAATTACAGATTGCATTAGTTGTTATTGCCATTTTATTCTCCTTTAAATAGTTGTGTTAGGAGACGGTGAAGGCACTTTTACTCTTGGAACGCCATCACTATACTCCCCACGTCTTCTTCTGCCCATTTGTTGTAGAGCAAAATTTTGTATCTCCTCATCATACTTGCTTTTGTAGAGGTTGTACAGATCCATGGGACCTTTTAAAAATCTAAAAGCCTCTGATAATACACCATGTAACAACATAGATTCTTGATATTGAGCTAAATATGTATTGTTTGATGAGGTAAAATGTGGAGGCTCTTTAATATAATTTACTTGAACTGTATCAGCTGCTGCTGGTGTAGGGGCAACTAATATTACTGCTCCTCTTTGAACACTATCATCCCAATTAGCCCAATACTTAGGAGTTCCTTGCGCATCAGTGGGATTAAATTCAGATATAAAACTTGTGTCTCTTTTTTCTAAAAATGTTCTTGTTGTGCCTGATATATGTTCAACAGATCTTATAACAATGGAATCAGAGGGTAGACTGACATATCTGTTACCTGCTGTAAAAGTTGATGTTGCGTATTTTCGTACATCATCATAATCGACTTTACCTGCTATATCTAATTCAACATTTCTAATAAATTGATCTAATAAAGAATCACTTAATACAGAACTTGAAACTTCAGTGTAGTTTCTTACTTGAGTTAAAAAATTTGCATGTGTTATTGCCATTAAACTGTTACCGTTACCCTTCCTAATAAAGCGTTAAGTTGTCTTCTTCTATTTTGTAAAGACGGATTTGCTGGTTTCATTGCTGATGTGCCTTGCGTTAAAAAAGCAAAATCACCAGGTAAAGTTAAACTCGCTATGCCAACAGATGCTCCACCAGAATCTGCCTGAACACCACTTACATTAGTTGGTTGTTGAAATTTTATTGGCCTTATATCTTGTAATGCTATTGCATCCGCGCTAGTTCTTCTTCTTCTGATTTGTGGTTGTTTAGGTTCAAATTCTGATATATGAACTAATGAACCATTCCATTCTTTGACCATTTCTTTATATGGAAACTCCATACCAGATCTATCAGATATAGCTTTTGCATATTTACCTGTAGCATACTTAGCCATATTACACTCCTCCTGTTGTAGGGTAGAATGATTGTGGTGTTATAAATGTAGAAGTTCTTTGACCATCTTCATCTAAAGCTCTTTTTAATTCATCTTCATAAACTAATTTATTTTGTTGCACTAATTGTGGAGCAACTTTCATTGCTAAATAATATGCTAATCCAGCACACATACATGGTAAAAATCTAAAAGCAACATCAGCTTGGTTGGTGTAAGCACCCGCATCTTCAATCCTTTTAATTACATAATACTTAAGATGTGTATAAGTATTTAAGTCTGGAGCTTGATATAAATAAATTTTAGGTGTTGTTAGTCTTTCAACATAGTATTGAGATGATGTACCTGTATTTAATTTATTAGGTAAAGCAGCATAGGTGGACCTGTCAATTTTTGTTAATGAAACATCTTGAGTTGTTGAACTTTCAGCACTTATGGAACTTGAAGAAATGTAAGCTTCTAAAACATCACTTACATCTGCGCTTACAGTATATTCCGCTTGTCCTGAAACAAGCGCATTTTCATCTAATTCAACTTTCCATAAATGAATACCTCTGTTACCCCACTCTGCAAATAATAAATTTAAACTTGTCCTTGCAGATCTAAGATCATAACCAGAGTTAGTTCTGATTGAACATCTTTGATATCCCTCTTGAATTATATCATCTATATTAAGATTAAAAGCTGTAGTTCCTGATGTTCCCATTATAAAATATCCTTATAATAATCTGCCATGCCACCTTTACTTTTTTTAGCAATTCTTTCTAAAGTTTCTGCCTGCGCTGCATGTGCTTTTGATGCTTTTTTAAGTTTGTTAGCAACATTTTGAATACCGCCTTTATTGTTTAATTTTACTCTTTGTTTACCCTTACCAAATTTCTTATCAAACATTGCTGTAGCTTTCTCTTTTTGATTTTTAATATAATTTATTAATGACCTTCTAGATTTTCTCATAATTTTAGTGGCATCTTTACGTCCTTCTTGTCGAGATTTTTTTAACACATATTGAGTCATATCAAATATCTCACTTGATTTACCTCTTTGAATATCTAGTTTTTTTAACGCTTGTAATTCTCTCTTCTGTATACCAGTGCTTTTTTTGATTTCTGGATCATAAACTTTGTTCATTTTTTCAATGATTTTTTTTCTAGCTTTTTTAAATGGCTCAGATCTTACAGCAGCCTTAATACCTGTTTTAAGTAAACCACCAGCTAATTTTTTTTCAACTTTAAATACCATACCCACTGGCTTAATACTTACAGATTTACCTTTTTTCATACCAGGAAACTTAAGTTGTTTTACATCTTTTTGTTCTTTTTGTTTCATAAACTTATCAAACTTTTTATTTTTTCTTCTCATTCTTTCAATAATTCTATTGATAGGTTTGTTTATTCTTTCAGCCATTATTTAAATCCTTTCAACAAATCGCCATAATAACTCTCATAACTTTTGTTAGATATGTATTTACCGTCAATTTCTGATTTTATGTATGAACCAATATACGGCTCTGGTTGTATTTTTGTACCTGGAGCTTTAGATGTCGTTTCACTAAATTGTGCTCTGCCCATAGCAGCTTTCACAACTTTTCTCTCAACACCTTTTATAGTGCCTTTATTTTTAGAGGCATAGAATACAGCTTTACCTTCTTTTTCACCATATTGATCTTTCATAGATCTCATTATTTTTTTGCCTTTTTTATTCAGTGGCATCACTCCTCCTTTTGAGCCCGGGCTTTGTGATCGTTATGTTTCACCTTTTTCCGGTTGTACAACTTCTTAGATAATACCACCTTTAATTTGTATAATCTAGACCTAAGATTTTTTGCTATTGGATTATACGAGATCCGTGGCATTACCTATAATTGGTTTATATTTAACTTTGCCATCTTCTCGAAATGCTCTTAATAATTGTTTACGTGGGTTTTCAGATACGTAGCTGCAGTGGATCCACCCCGAGTTTGGTTCACCTGGAGTAAAAAATTCTAGTATCATTTGGTCATACGGAAGGTTTGCCTTGATCCAGTCAAAGACCTCAGCGTTGCTCGTGCCCAGACATTCGAAGTCGGCCGCCTCAGCCTTGGTATGTTGCGAATTTAATGAACTACCTATCTTTACACACAACTCAGGGCTACGAAAGCAGCTGGTCACCGTAACTCTTCCAAAATGGTCACGCACTGGCTGTAAAATATTTTCACAAAGTAATTTTAATTTTTCTATTTGATCTGCATTAGGGTTGTTATCAATACCCAATCTAATGGCTGTGTCTGATTTGATTAATTCTGACAAACTAAAGTTACGCGATAAATTCATAATCTATTCCTTTATATTTTTGGATTATTTCTTTAGGTAAATATTTTTCATAATTTTCATCTGGTATATAGTCTAAGTTTGTATTTACGGTATGTAAACCCTCTTGGTCAATAGATTTATCATCATATTTTAAGCCATTTAATTCAAATTGACTTATTTTTTTTGGAAAATTAATACCAGTCCCTATATAATATGATAATGATTTAATAAATTTTTTCTTATCTTTGACGAAATCATGATAATAAAATATTTTATAATTTTGATTTGATTTAATTAAATTTTTAATACTTCTTAATGGTAAACCAATACCTCCTTTAGGGTGCATCAAATTTGCAACATATGAAATTACGTCTTTGTCGTTTTTTAAAAAATTATTTCTATTTACCCTTACAAAAGATGCAAGACACTCTAAAACAGGTCTCCAAAGAATTATAAATTTTGGTTTATCAAATACTTCATTTAGGTATTTTAAATTTAAATCTGTGCCCCACCAACCTCTTTCTATTATATATTTATAATCCCAATCATGGTAATAGTTGTTAAATATATTTTTTATAATGTTATCCATTGATTTATGATCAGGGTAATTTTTAAAAGTATTTGAATGTTTCAACAGTATTAAATCATTTATTATGTGAGGTAAAATTGAGTAAGAAGTCATTTTAATACTTTTGTTTGAATTTATAATAGATCCTAAAATTGTGTTGCCTGCACGTGGCATACTACACAAAAATATAAAATGTTTATTTGAGAATAAGTTTTTTAATAGATTTTTCACCTAAATAAATTTCTGTTTCTGCTTCACTACGAATGCATTTA